CATTATATTCAATCATATAACATTTTCTTTTCAATTGCTCGCAAGCCAATAGTGTAGTTCCTGAACCACCGCATAAATCTAAAATCAAATCACCAACATTAGAACATCTTTTTATTGGCTTTTCTAATAGCGTTATCGGCTTTTGAGTAGTATGCTGATAATTATTTGTGTTTTCTCTATCAACTAACCATAAATTCAAATTATCAATAAAATAATCTTTTATATCATCTGATTTTTGTAAATTTTTATTTAAAATCTCTGTCAAATTTTTAATGTTTTTGTTTAATACCGGTTTTCCTATGGTCCCATACACACAAGGTTCATAAACTTTATTAAAAGCATTTTGAGGCGTAGGCGAAAAATTATTTTTTATCCACAAGCAAACTCTTTGCAATTTAATATTATTTCCCATAAACAATTTTTGAAAAAGCCATATATACTTTTCATCACACCAATAAAATATATGTGCATCTGGATTACATACTGCTAAACTATTTACAATCAATTTGTTTATAAACTCCTCATAATCTTCTACACTCTTATTATCATTTATCTTTTTATCATAAGAAACCTTTCTCCCGCTTAATGTTTTAGAATAATCCAAACCAATATTATAAGGCGGGTCGGTGATAACTATATTACATTTTTTATTCTCCATCAATTTTTCAACATCTTTTATTTTAGTGCTATCCCCACATAACAAATAATGTTCCCCTAATTGATATTTATCCCTTATTTTAGTTTTCGGCTTTTCTATTTTATTAACTTCTTTCTCAAAGTCAAAATTATCATCTTGAGTTTCTAAATCAAATATATCTGTTAGTTCCTCATTTAAAAAACCAACATCCAAAAGGAATTTCTCATCAAAATTCGCTAATAAATCATAATCAAATTCTCCAGTATTTTTGTTTAACCTTATGTTCAATTCTTTTTCCTTCTCAATATCTGGTATATTAACATAAACAACTGGTATCTCTTTATATCCCATATCTTTTGCAACCTTTAATCTCAGATGCCCACCTATAACAACATTTTTTCTTTCTTTCGCTGAATTAACAATAAGCGGGTCCACAAGTCCAAATCTCTGGATAGATTTTTTTATATCATCAATTTGCTTCTGATCTGCTTTTCTGGGATTATACTCGGCAGGCTTTAATTTGTCTATATTGATATAAACTATTTTCAAATCTTTCATAAGCAATATTATAGCATAAAAAATTATTCCTTTTCAAGTTTAATCATCATAGTCAGATATACCTAAACAACGCTCATATTTATTGATTATCTCATTTTGTTTTTCATAATGATAATCACTTTGCTTATTTATTATTTCTTTAAAATGTTTTATCGCTTCATTTAGAACTCCAATTTCATATTCAAATGCTTCTTTCCTCAATCTCAACATTTCTTCATTATCAATACCCTTGTTTTCTAAATCTTTTATTTCTCTTTCTCTTTCTATGATATATCTATTATATCTTTCTAATTCTTTTAAATCTTTTCTAAATTCTTTTAGCGTATTTTTATAAATATTTTCAAGAGTTTTTATTCTTGCTTTTAATATATCTGATATTTTGATTTCCTTTAATTCTTTTAAAGCGTTTTTAATACTTTTTTCATCATTGATTTTATACTTCAGCCTACCATAATATGTAGTTTTTACTCCCTTGACATATGGCGGAATATAAATATTAACAACATCATTTATTGTTGTTGTCTCAAACCCAAGTTTTTTGATTATTTCTTCTATTTCGTTTATTTCATTTGTTTTCTGCATTTTTCCTCCTGCAAATAATTTTCAATTTGCTCTATTCCTTCTTTAACATCTTTAACAACAATATATTTATATCCCCTTGCTTCTGCCATCTCTTTGAATATTTTCTGCTCTGAACTTAAAGATCCTGTTCTACTCTTAAATTCTATCATAAGCCCGTGATAATTTTTATTGTTAGGTTGGAAAATTATTAAGTCAGGAGTTCCTGCCGTGTATCCTAATCGTTTCTTTCTTATCGCTCGTAATAAATTTATTTTTTCTCCACTAAATCCTCCACTAAATAAAGTTTCAGGGTGAAACTTTCTTAAATAATTGACCACCTGGATTTGAATATTATGTTCGGGATAAGTTCTCATAATCACCTCTTTATAAATGCTAATATTAAAAATAAAATCAATGAAATAATAACAATAATTGTAATCAGCCATTTAATACTAATGACCTTTTCTTCAAAATACGATTGTTCCCATCCACAATATGGACAAGAATATGGATGAGAAATATCAATTATTACTTCCTCACACTTTGGACATATAGCAATCTCCTTCCACATTTTCGGAAATATTTTTTTAAAACACTTAATAAAATATTTAATTTGTAATTTAAAATGTTCTCTCATTTTTTCGCCTCCATTACAATATCCATCTTAATATAGTATCTCCTTTATATTCTTTTTCCCACACAATCCACATATAATCAACAGGAGAATGAGAATAAGCATTAAAATTCCCATTTAAAGCACAACCTATTCTTCCACTGAAAGCATAAACAACCTTTGGTGGATGTTCAGTAAACAATTTATACCTACTTTTACTTGACAAATATCTTTGTGGGAAAATCATTGCTACTTTATGTCCTTCCGTAATTACTTCTAATGCTCTATAAACAAATTGAGTAGCCCATCTGTAAGGTGGGTTGGTTATTATATCTCCACCCCAATACCAATTTTTTTTAGGTTTAAGAAAATCAATTTGCTCACAGGGATAATCTCTAATATATAAATCACTTGCTTTGCTCAATATATTATGTTTTTTCAATACTTCAGCAAGATGACCATTACCACAGGCGCATTCCCAAACATTACTAAACTTTTCATATTGGAGTAGTTTTTCTAATGCTTCAGGATTAGTAGCATAAAAATCTACTTCGTGTCTCTCGTGTTTAGATAGGTTATGAAAACCACTTGTAGAAACAATTGAAGTTTTATTAGATACCCAATCTTTATTCATTTTAATCTCCTTTCCCCATATTTACAACTTAACATTATAACATTTTTTAACTCCGAATATGGCACTTTTATTTTGAATTTTCGCTCCAATTTTTTTCTTGCATTCTCTTTGTTGTATGCCTTAACTACTTTATCCTGATATTTGTATGTTTTTAATGTTGCCATACTAAAATCTCTTTAGATTGTATTTCTTATCTAATTGATATGATAATTCTAAATCAACCTGGAATTTTATTTCATTTTTAACTTTTCGCATTTTAAATTCTTCACCTTCAAAGTCAATTGCGAAAATAAACTCAATATCGTTCATATCCATATATTCAAATATCCTATTAACAATCTCATAAACTATTATTTTATAATTGTAAAAATTCAGTTTTAAGCCTATTTCTTTAGCATATTCTATTATCAAGTTTTCCCAATCCCGACGAAAGAATTGTAATGCTTTTGTTGTATATTCTATTTTGTATGTAGATAAGTCTATCATATTTCCTCCACTTTCTCAACTTTTTTTGTATTCTATTCTTGCTATCCCTCAATTTTCAACAAAATCAACATTAGTATATTTTTGCTTTAACTCTTTCAGTTCTTTTGGCGTCATTATCGTAACCTCGCCATATTTCCCATTATCATATTCCAATTGGACGAAGTAATCCTTACCGCTTTTCCAATAGGTTATTTTTGTTAAAACCTTTTCGCTTTTGTTTTTCATTTTATCTCCTTTGCTTTTATTTTCTTAAGCGGTTCGTTATAAACTCTAAAACCATTGCTACCTATTTTTTTAATACAAACCAATAACAATGATATTTTCTCGAATGCTTTTGTATAAGATTACTATTCCAAATTCTACCACCTTGAAATAATAATATAAACAAATCCTCTACCTTAAATCCTTTTTCAATTGCCCAATTATAAACAAAGCAATGTGTAAGCGTTGTCCTACTATCTGTATAGTCTTGACACTTAAAAGCAACAATACCACCCTTAACTAATACCCTATAAAATTCCTCTAATGATTTTTTATACATCTTTTCTAAAGCATCCCAAGTATCAAACATACTAAATCTTTTTGCCATAATATTTTCATCAGTTTTCCCGTGTTTTCCAAACATAAAAGGTGGGTCAAATATAATATTTTTTATACTGCTGTTTTCAAATGGTAATCCATTTAGTATATCATTTTTAACTACATCTGGAAATTGTGGAAATTTATCTAATTTGTGTATCGGTTTTTCTAAATCTTCATACATTTTACCAATAGAATAACAAGGGTCTAAATCGAAATGTTCATCACTTAAATATAAATTTTTTATTGTCAATAAAATATCTTTATCACTATTTTGAACAGATTTTACAACTTGTTTTTTTACATCAACTATGTTATCCATTTTTTTCATTTTTCCCCCTTTGCTTTTATTTTCCTTGCTGGTAATTCTACAAGCCGACACATCTCTAAAATCCTACCCGCTAACCTTGCCTCATAAATCTTGCCTAATTCCTGAATAGAATAATTTGAAGTTATTATTAAACCATTAGGATTTATCATACTTCTAAAATCAATCAATTCATTTAAAAAACTTAATGTGAATTCCGTTAATTTTTCTGCTCCTAAATCGTCTAATATCAAAATCTTTGAGTTAATTAAAGAATTTAATAGTTCCTGTTCCTGCCAGGCTTTTTCACAAGAGCGTAGTTCTCTCAACAAAGTTGAAGTCCTTTTATAAGTAAATCCTGAATATCTCCGCCCAATAGCAATTGCAGCAAATGTTTTCCCTGCTCTTATAGGCCCAAATAAGTATAAAGAACAATTAGGGAAACCTTTACATTGCTCTATAATATTCTTATCTACTCTATCAAGAGTGCAATTTAAAAATAGCATTTTCCCTACTTGTGCTATAATTGCTTCCTTTTTTGCTTTTTCCTCTGTCTCTTTTATTATTTTTTCCATCTCGTTATCATTATTCTCCATATTACCTCCCTTCTCTTTCTCTCACTGCTTGTTCTATCAAATCCAGATCTCTATCATATGTCTTTACCCAGCCACTTTTACCATCTTTAAAAAAACCGCCACCACTATGATTTCTGCCCCGTTCCCAAGTCCGCACCGCCGCCCGCCAATCTTTCATCGGTGACTTACCTACAACCCAGCCTTTGCTTTCATAGAAGTTCCAGAATTGTTCGGCGTCTATCCCATTATTACGCTCCTGACAATAAGACCTAATCTCATCAATTGATGGCTTGATAAATCGTTTTATAGGTTTAGAAGTATTATCTTGTTTTTGATTATTAACATCATCCCCACTTTTAAGGGGGGATATAGGGGGAATTATATTATTTTTTTCTTTCTTATCTTGTACTGTATTATCTTTTATTATATTATAGTTTCCGTTTTTTGGAACATCATTTCCGTTTTTGCGGAACTGCTTTGAATTATGCTTATTTTTTAACATCTTTTTATACCTTTCTGTAAACTGGTATTTATCCCAATTAGTTATATGGTATATTCCAAGTATTGGCTCATCAATTTTACCTACTTGAATACATTTTTGGATAGTAGATTGTAAAAGTTCAACACTAATATTTAGTAATCCTGCTAATTGCGGTAATAAATATGGCGTAGTTTCATTTGCTCTAATATATCCCTTGTCTTTTGCTCCAAGTGCCATAAGGTCAACGAATACACCTCTTTCTGCTGGTTCTAATTCTATTCTTGTGCTTCCAAATATCCATTTATCCACATATAACGGTATCCACATTTGTGTCTCTTTGTTTTTCATAATTTTCTCCTAAAATAAAAACGGGCTGGAAACCGCAGAGGTAAACCAGCCCTTCTAAATTTAACTTTGTAATTTTCTCTGCGGTTTCCATACTTCTAATTATTATATAATATTTTCGCAGCATATGTCAAATCAGCATAGATAAATTTTTAAATTTATCTGTTATCACTTTTTGATAAAATTTTTGTAGATTTATAAAACATAAAAACAAAAGGTTTTTATAATATTCATTTATTTTTCTATTCGAAATAGCATTCATTAACATTATCGTTAGATAAGGGTCAAAGATATAATCACTCAAATATTTGTATAATTCAGTTTCTTTATATTTATCTGGTTGAATTTCATATAAATATTTAAAATTTTCAAATAGAAAATCAAATAGATATTCTTGATGTTCTATAAATTTTTTTCTGTTATATTCTACTTCGCTCATAGTAAATGTTTTTGTTTTTCCATTTTCAAAATAAAAAGTTGTTTTAGGTTCTATTTTATCATCAATTGTTTCCATTTTTACTATTTTCATAATTTCCTCCTAAAGCTCGGCAGGCGGAGACAGGGGGAATAGACGGAGAGGTTATGAGGGTTGATGAGGTCAACTTTAACTCCGCCTGCCTAATAATATTATACATCTTTTTTATTGCCCCGTCTTATCACAATAAAATTCGCATCATCTTTAAAAAGTTCTTCATTAAAAATTTTCATCAGTTTTTCTCCACCTTTTCTATAGCCATCTTTATATCCAAGTAAATAAAAAACAATTACCAATGCTATTATTATTGTTATTGTCAATATCATAGTTCCTTTTTATTTTCAAAGAACATAACTTTTCTATTCCCTCTCCCTCGTGGAGCAAGCCCTATTTTAAGGGCGTAATGGGTAATTGTAGGAGCGCTCAATTCATATTTCAATCCCATCGCTTTTAGTGTCATCCCCGATTTATAGTCGTTTACGAATTGTTTATAATTTATTATCCTTCTCATTTTGCCTCCTTCTGGTTTTTAAAAAATTCCTCATATTCTTTTTTTATTCTCTCATAATTTTCTTTTAACTTCTTTCCCTTTTCTTTTTTCTTTCGTTCTATAAGTTTTTCTAACATTTTTTTAGCATCTTCTTCTTTTATAAAAAATTCTTTTCCCAACTTATCTTCCCTTAATTCTTCTAATCCCTCAACAATAGAATTAGTTCTATAAAAATAATTTTTTTGCACTTCACCAAAAATATTTTTATACTTTTCATAAATAATTCCTTGTATTTCTAATTTTTTTATCTCATTGTCAAAGTCAGAAATGGTGTAAACTATATCACCAATTTTTAGCTTTGGATTATATTCTATGTCTTTTTTCATTTTTCCTCCTGATTAGTTTTTATTTCATTATTAAAAAGCACTTTTTTTCTTTTTGAAAGGGGCACTTCCCACCGTTTCGCATAATAGTAAGCCGTCGAAATCCCATATTTCTGCCTTATTTCACGATTTGTCAGCACTTGTAAGTCCAGAATGAATTCATCTTTATTTATCCTTTTTATCTCTCTCATTATTTACCTCCTAAAAATTCACCACTCCGTAACGATTTCCACATCATAACCTTTCTTTTTCATTTCTTGCCTTAAATATTCTTTAAATTTATCGCAATAATCAGGGTCTGCTTCGTCTATATATACAACATATTTCTTTTTCACATCATAACATTTTAAATCACCCCAATTGATTGGGTCGAATTTAAACTTTTTACCGAACTCTCTTTTTACCTTTCCTTTTTTAGTATAAAAAGATTTTATTATCTTGTTTATCTCATCTTGAATTATTTTTTCTGTCATTTTTCCTCCTTTAATACTTTTATATTTCCAATTTTATTCCATTCTCTAAGCTTTTTATTATATTGACACCATTCAATTAAATTTTCCCTTTTAAAAAAATTTCTAATGTCTTTTAAAGTAGTAATTGTTTTGTCTTCTAAAAAAACATATTTATCCCTTACTATACCTTCTTGAATTGTGATATGCCCCACATTATCAACATCGGTTACGCATTGAATTATTGTCCCGTCTTTCATTTTTCCTCCTATTTAAAAATCTTTTTCGCAGGTATCATCTTCGCGGGTATCATCATTATCCCTCTATCAATTATCACTTTTTTACCGCCACATTTATGTTTATGTTGCCCGATTAATTTCCCGCAGTAATGGCATCTACCTTTAAGGGTGCTAAAATGTGACACATAGTGATTTCCTTTTTTATCCCTATATATCAGATGCCAAAATTGAGTTCCACTTTCATCTTCGTATTCAACTATCCTCCGCACTATCTGTGCATCTTTTATTGTTTTCATTTTTCCTCCAACCACTCTTTCAGAGCGGGCATAAGCGTAATGATGTAAAAATGATTATGCTTTCTTGGGTCTTCATATTCAATTAAGCCCTGTTGCCTCATCGCTCGTAAGTATCTGGAGACAGATAAGCAACCTAATCCCTCTGGAATTATACATCTTTCCACATCTTTTGTATGGATTGTTACAACGCCATTAACCGCACCCATTAAAAGATGATTTATGATTTTTTTTTGTATTTCTGTTTTCCGTTCAAGTGTTATCATATTAACTCCTTTTATTAACCAAAATTAAAATATTCAAGTATAAATTCTTTACACGTTTTAGTTCTCGTGTTAATTTTTTGCAATTTTTTTAACAAATTATCTAACCTTTTTCTTGTTATTCCATTTTTCATTTTACCTCCTCTATATATCCGTCGCCCTCACACAAAGGGCATATATCCTCATAGTTATCATCCTTCCAATCGTCTATTTCTTTATTCATAAATTTTTCAAGATTAACCACGCTGATGTTTATGTTAGGCAAAGCATATCTTATCGTCTCAACATCCACTATGCCTTTTCCATCGCAAAGAGGACAATTCACTTTTTTATAGTGTGGCTCTTTCGCTATGTGGTTTCCGTGATATTCATTCATTTTCATTTACTCCTCCTGAATATTCTGAACCTTAACGGCTCTGGATTTCTAAAAGATTTAATAATAAACCTTATCGCTTCCGTTATTGAGTGTAAGGACAGGTCTCCGCCCATCCCACAAGTTCCGCAACATACTGAATATTTCATATTTTCTCCTTTAAGGGCGGGGACATTCCCACTGTGCCCCCGCCACTTTGCACGGTTAAAAAGGAAGGCTCTCTTCCACCTTCACCAATTCATAGAACACTTTATCTGACTTCTCTTTTTCTGTATAGTAAAAGTCAAGTTTTTTATTACCAGATTTATTTAGTATCTCAAATACCTTCGTGTCAAATAAATAAAGTTTTATTTTCTTTTTATCGCTCAATTTAACATCAACAACGAAATATTTTTGCCCTTTATGTGTTCCCGTTGTTATTTCCTTCTCTTTAAAAGAATAGTCAAGCGGAAATGATAGATCTTTAATTATTTGACAATTTGAAGTATCTTTTTTCTTTTCTTTTTCAAATTGCTTTTGCTTTTCGGCGACCTTTTTTTGAAGTTCGTTTAATGCTTGTGCCTCATCAGGTTTTGGCTCTGGCTTTGTTTCAGATTTTGTTTCAGCAGGTTTTTCATCTTGCTTCTGTTCTTGTTTTGTTTTAGTAATAGGTTTTTGCTCTGGATTTTCTGGTTCTGCCTGGACATCAACCGCTATCGGTATATCCTGCTTGACGACATTGTGAGCAGTAGAGGTATTTACTACCTCAACATTGTAGTCCTCAACCTCTTCTCTCATCATTATTCCACGAAGGATGTCTGCAAAACCATCTCTCAAAGCCCACGCTCTGGCTCTCATTTGGAGCATCCTTTCGGGATATTGTTGCCAAGTCCCCGCTTTATTAGCCAGCCCTGCTTTTCTTGCATCATCAATAGAAAACCTTCGGACTATCGGTTGTGTCATATCTTTTCTTTTTACTTCGCATATAGCATACCCTTGTTTTGCTATCTCTTCCGTTGTGTTCTCTTTAATATAGTCCAATTTTCCCGAGCCAAGCACCAAAGCGAGCATTAAATCGCCGTATATACACGCCTTTCCATTTATTACAGCGATGTTTTGTATTGCTTGAATAGGATTAATTCCGAGTTCCTTTCCCATTAAGATGGCTACTAACACATCTTCTGGCTTATTTCTCAAGTTTAATGGGACTAATTGACTTTTGCATAGATGATTGGCAAGTTTCAACGCCTCATCTATGCTTGTTATTTGAAGACCGCCATTTGGCTTTATCATCAACTCTTTATTTTCCATTTTTTCCTCCTTTTCTTTTGCTACCTTACCGCCACAATAGGGGCAAGGTAACATCTCTATTTCTTTTCCACAATTTAAACAAACTTTCATTTTTCTTCCTGTTTTATTGTTTTAAATTTGAAAACCCTACTGACAGATTTCTTTTCATACTTTGAAACATCAATTCCATCTGCTATGAGTTTTTCTTTGTCAATGCTTGCCCTTTCCTGGACCCGCCACTCTATTAAATATCTTGAAGTTTTAGCGACCTGATATTCGCCAAGTTTAAGCTTGATTTTGTTCTCAATTTCGCTTATTTGCTCCTCTATTTTCTTTTTGTCTTGTTTATAACTTTCAAGGTTTTCAAGTAAGTTTTGTGCCTCATCATCTCCTGAAAGGTCAAGTTCCCGTGTCGGCTCTTTTATTTCTGGCAAGAATTGCTGGAAGATTGCTTCGCTATCGTCTGCGCTGACCGGTGATGGTGTCTTGGTAATAACATATTCCTTCCAAAAATCAACTTCCTTCTCTATTATCTGATTTATTTGTTTTTGATAATCTTTATAAAAGATTTCATACGATTTGAGTTCCCTATTTCCGATTAGGACGCAGAGATATGCTTTCTCATAGCCGGTAACATAAAGATAATGGAGACATTGGACCAAGTAAGCCATTGGGACTTTTCCCTCTTCCCACTCCTTGCTAAACCTCTCGCCCGCCGTTTTCACTTCTAAAAATGCTTTCTCGCCGACAATCATTCTATCCAGATTAGCGCCAATGAAGGGATAGTTTTTTGAGAAAAGCGTCTTATTGCTTTTTTTTAACTTTTTATTATATTGCTGGGACCACAGGTCCGCGACAACGCTTTCCATCAGCATGCCGACCTTCATAGGCAAGGTCTCTTCCTTCTCCACTCCCTGCCCGGTCTTTTCCAGCCACACTTCATAAGCGGTCTTCCACTTACTCAGCCCGCATATTGCGGCGGCATCCGAACCGCCGATATAGTTTTGACGCTCTTTCCTTTGCTTTTCTGTTATCATTTTTTCTCCTTCCCTGCCTGCCCTTACGGGTCAGGACTTATGGGACCTCAAAATTTTCTCCAAATGTGATGGACTATCCATCCACCCCATTCTTCCGAAAAGTGGGCATCCTTCCCTTTTTCTCTTGCTTTTGCCTCTTCTTTAAAAACCCACAGTTCGTCCACCACCATTTCCCCCTCATCCTCTTCCTCCGCAGACTTCTCTATGAGCGAGAAGCCTTTTTCTTGTAGCTCTCTCGCTACTCTTTCTTTTTTGCTCTCCATCAAATGATGAAGAGCATTTTTTTCTTCCTCTCTCCTTTTCCAGATAGACTGTATCGCCTCACTATCTGTGAAGTTGTTTCTTTCATCAAAAAAATTATATCAACTTTTAATATCTTTGTCAAGTGCTTATAACAAATAATTTGCTCTAATCAATTTCAATATATCTTCTAAATCTTTTATTTTTCTATCATATTTTATCTTATCAATTTCTTTATTTTTGCTTAATTCTTTTATTCTCTTTTCAAGTTCTAATATATTTTCAGTTAAGTTAGATAATAAATCATTTACTTTATCTTCTTCTGTTTTTTCTTTTTCTATATATGCTGTTAATTTTTCTTGTTTAAGAATATATTCTTTGTTATCTATATATATTCTTACATATTCTTGTCCTATTAACTCTTTTTCCCGAACAGGATAAATTTTTCCGTTCCATAATCCTTTTACTTCTCTATCATTTATCTCTATATTTATTTCTTTCATAACTCCTCCTGTTTTGACCTCATAATTATAGTATAGCAGATGTTTATTAGTTTGTCAAGTCCTTAACTAAAAGTTTTTTGACCTATTGACAATTGAGACAAAAGACACTTTACTTGTCAATAGTTTGTCAAGTGTTTATTTGCACAGATAAAAAAGAAAGAACCTTTTCCCAAATATTATTTCGGAACTCCAAGTTAAAAAATGTATTTTTTTATGGCATTTCTCACATAAAGTTATACCATTACTTATATCCCATAACTCTTTGCTCATCATCGCTACATCATACAAATCAAGCAAAGGATATTGCTGTTTTAACTCCTCTAATATCTGACTAAATGGCTTAATATGATGAGCGTGCAATTTCCCGCCTCTTTGCCCGCATTTTTGGCAAATAAAGTTATCTCGCTCAAATACTTTTAAACGCCAATCGGAATATTTCAAATTGTGTCTTATTTTTGAAGTAATAGAAGTTAAACCCCCTTTCCAAGAAGAGACTTTATCTTTTATATAATTTTGAGAACGCCATACCCTATAACACTCTCTTGAACAAACCTTACTATTTTTAATTCGGTAAGGTTCAATTAAAAACTCTTTACCACAAATAAGGCATATTTTTTTAATTCTTTGCCAACGAGGATGGTTCTCTCCTTTAATATTCTCTGAACGCCATTTATTTTTACAAGTTTTTGAACAAAATATTCCCTTACCTACTTTAATTCTTGATGGAATAGTTTCAAATATCTTACCACATTGAATACATTGTTTTTTAACTCTATTTCTTCTTTGATATTCATAAAAGCATTTTTTACTACAAAATTTACCTCTACTATCTTTTATTCTTGACTGAATAACTTTAAATTCTTTACCACACTGCTGGCATTTTACTTTTATCTTCATTTAGGTTCACCTATGAGATATATGTTAGGCATTTGGGCAAATGCGAAAGAAAGCGATATGACTCCATTGCAAGCCCCAATATTTGCGACCAAAGGAACGGCACAGCGCCATTTTGACGAATATGACAATGTTATGACCGGGTAAATAACCGTTATATGCCCGTGCGGATTTCCTTTCTGGCAAGCAACGAATATATTGCCACTAACAATACTTAATCGACAATAATCCAGGTCAACCTTCTCGTATTTAGAATTGAGAATATCATACATCTCATTAGCCATTAAATATTCGTTTCCTCGCTTGAAATCATTATAACCTAACATTTCTAAAATTCTACCAGCACCAATATTACAAAAGGTCTCATTATTTCTTGGCAATAAACTTTCGTCAGATAAAACTTTGTGGCAGGCAAGTCGTATCTTATCTATATTTTCCATACTTATTTCATTATCAATTTCCAAATAATTGAAACTAAAACACTCCCAATGAAACTTCCAAGTCCGGCAATTATCGCTATTTTACTTTCAAGTTTATCTACTTTATCTTTTAATCCGTCTCTACCATTTCCGTATATCTCGAATTTTATATCATCAGCAAATATTTTTAGATATTGAATATCGTTTTTAATAACGGCGATATTTGTTGCCAAATCTTTTTCAATTTCACTTATTTTTTCCTCAATGTTCATATTTCTATTCCCATTTGCTTTAAGTCGTCAGCGTCTATTTCTTTGCCGATTTCTTGTCTCCAATTCCATTTATGGCGTTCTTTAAAACGCTTGCTCTCAATTATTTTAGTGTTCGTATCTATCATTATTCTTTTTCTTGCTTTGATATTGGTTTTATAGTTCATCGCTTGACATACTCCTCAATGTGTTTAATTATATCTTGAAATATCTGGGGTAAGTCCATAACGGTGTATCTCCCTTGAATACTATTCATTTTATGGTCCAGAATAGAAACATCAACATAGTATTGAGTATCCCCGTTGGGTAAATTCATTTCGTTAACTTTCAATTCAATTTTAACCATTATTTTTCTATTTACAACCAACTACCGAATACTTTTGGAAACTTGACCTTTAGAAAGTTTCTCAATATCTCAAACAAGCCCATCAATATGGCAGTAAGAGTATCAACATTTACAGGTGCACCATTATAGATGAAAGTAATGCCCTTTGCGGCGAAAAAGGATATTATAAGTTGTGCAACTCTCACTATTGCCTTTTTCACTGCGATTGTGAATAGCCACTCCTTTACTTTATTTTCTATATCATTTATTATTGACATATTACCTCCTAAAAACAATATATAGCAGACAAACAATAAAACAAATTGGATATATTACCCAAATGGTGAAATTTATCCAATTCACGCTTCTTATAATTTTTCTAACGCTCATACTTATATTATAGCACATCGTATAACCTTTTTTCAACCTCATTTATTTTTTTAAAAAAGTTCTTTATTTTTATCATTAAGACATTTCATATATCCAATACTTTGATTACCCTGCTCAATAAAATCAAGAGTGCTTTTTCTCATTATTACATAAGAACAACTTGAAAAACTAATTGATAAAAATATTGCCAATATTATTTTCATATTGACCTCACTTTATTTTCAACCTGTAAATTTTTCGCAATAATCTTTTCCAAGTGAGTTTAAATGTTTCACTATCATCGCATTTATAAGTCTCAATGTAGAAATCTCTTATATGACGCAACAATTTACCCATTTTTTTACCTATTTTTATTTTCTTATTCTTTTTCATTTTTCTAATCTCCAGGCAAAAGGTTTGAGAAAAAGATGTGTAATAAAAAAGGTCATATTAGAATTGATAAACAATCAATTTTGTTCCATCAGTCATAGCTACTCTCGTTCCAGATTCTCCTTTTGCAGTAAGTTTAAAAGTATAAGTGCCAGCAGGCAATGTTAATGAAGCAGTTACAACACCGCTTTCATCTATTACTCCAGATGCACTTTGCCAAAATATCCAAGTATCAATTAAAGTTGTATCTTTATACAAATAAAAATAATTTCTATTTCCACTTGCTGGGGCTACATTATGAACTTTTCCTATTATAACAAAAGACCCGCCATTAGTTGTTATTGTCAATGTTAATAATGTTGTTTCTGTTTGTGCATAATTGATATTATTTGCTAATGAAACACTCCATACTCTATTTAGTATACTTCCATATGTTGATATTGCTAACACATACCCATCGCTCGCATTATTATTAGTATCAATCGTCAAAGCATACTGCTGGCTTGAATTAGCGTTTATTGTTATACTGCTATTGAATATGCTATTGCCTTGATAAGTATTCCTACCCGTCCAAGTTTGAGTTGCTGAAAGAACTGCAAGCCCTGTGCTATCAATAGTGCTTATACAATCTTTCCAAGTATCTTTTTCATAACATCTAAATTTTTGTAAAGCACTATCATAATATATCATCCCTTCAGCATAATTACTTTCTGAAGTTGGAGTTAATCTTAAAGTCCCATTAACTTCAAGTATTGTTAGTGGAGTATTTGTCCCTATACCAAGTCTACTTCCAATAATAACTCTTTCATTATAACTATAATTTGGTGTTAAATAATTTGGATTAGTATTTAAATACAAAGGTCTCCAAATATTTAATCCTGAATTATGAGCCCCAACGACAGGATAGTTTTCTAATGTTCCTAATACAACAGAACTTTCTTCATTTCTAATAGATAAGCGACTACCCCAACCAGAAGAACCTGTTTTATATATATCCACAATACTTAAAGGTGAATTTGTCCCTATCCCAACATATCCATTATTAAGAACAACCATTGTTGAACCTGCTATTTGCAATAACGGATTTGAACCACTTACGCCTGTCCCTGTTATGTTAATACTACTTGCATTTATTCCATAGTTAGCAGTTATTGTCATTGTCGCTATGTGATTACCCAAGTTGTCGCCAGGACTTGGTGGAAGATTAGTTAATCCAGAACCATCACCATAAAATCCGCCTTGTGCCGTAACGGATGAAGTAATTAAAGCCCCTCCATTAACTCTTAATTGATAACCACCTAATGTTAATGGAGAACCTCCAACCAAAAGACCACCTGCTACTCTTGTATCTAATCCCGCTAAAGTTAAAAATCCAAAATAATCACCATAAATTTCACCCAAAAGTGTATCGTTTTGGTCGTGAAATTCCATTAAAGGTGCTGAACCATTAGAATGCTTTATGATAAGTTGTGGACTTGTATAAGAAATATTTAATTTTCCTATAGTTGTATTAGAATTAGGATTGATACTATTTACATTAACAATATCAAATCCTGACATATTAAGTGTAGTAGTTGCTATGTGATTACCGAGATTATCCCCAGCACCCCCACCACTAAAAGGCGAACCATTGAGATAATAAGCCCCATTAACATTGAATATTCCTGTTGTCGTTATATAAACAATATTATTAGTAGCGAAATTTATATCAAAATAACCTGTTGTATCCTGCTTTAAATTCCACTGATTTTCATATGTGTAATACACTCGCATTTGAATGCTATCAATGTAAGCAGTTGAAGGCGAGACAGAATATTCAAATTTAAACCTTATACCAATATCTGATAAATCTATCCCACCTGTTCCCCAATCATCATTTTCACTACCCCACTCCAAATATTGCTCACTTGTAGGATAACTTACAGGTGTAGCACATTTATTTTGCCCTTTTAAAATTATAGTTGCTCCTAATCTGTTATATAATTGACATTGCGAAATGCTAACATTACTATCCGTCGCATAACCATCTAAAAAGACCTTTATCCCTGTTATTTTAATGTTTGTTTGATTTATTCCGTTTATAGTTGTGAAATAATCAAAATCTAAAATAACATTATTTGGACTTGTGCTGGTCCATAAACCAGCGAATTGACCATCATCTAACCTTGCTTTTGAACCATTTGAAATGCCAGAAGGTGAATAAGCGAAACTATAAGAATAAATATTACCTGTTGAGTATCCGCTATCATAATCATAACTTTCTGTTAAATTTGTAAATTGGATTTTCCCAACATTGCTAATCTTATGTTGTGTTAAATCAATTTTATCTCTTATCTTAACGCTCCCATTTACATCTAATAATGCCTCTGGATATTCATTTGCTATTCCGACCTTGCCAACATCAGTTGAGGACATAATAATCAAGTCAGTATTTGTTGATAAATGCAATATATTACTTGAAAATTGCGAAAATAAATTCAATGGAAATAAGAGGATTAAAATTTCGCTAATTTTCCGTATCATACCGCCTCCTCACCTATAATTTTGCCTTGTATTGATGTTTCAAAAAGTAAATCTTCTGTTATGTAATGCTCAATCCTGTTCGGATATATCCAAATCTTTTTGCCTAAATAGTTGTCAATAACTTTAATAAATCCACTATTTAGATTTAGCCCCATATCACCATCAATAACAATATCTTTCATTGTGAAAACTGGACTTTGATTATACCAATCAAAGAAGTTTTTGATAAAATAAATTTGCGATGCAGTAAATGTTTGCATTGAATTTGCTTCATATTCTATTACTCCATATTGCTTTTGCAATGTATTATAATTGTTTATAATTTCAATATCATCAATTGCTATTTCCGAATAATCAATATTTAATTTACCAACTAAACTTAATGGAGTTGTATTTTTCAGATTTTGGATATAATAATAAATCTTATAATTATCAGCATAGATTAAATATTTAAAATAATTTTTACTATCATTTATAATATGTTCTTGTCCATCAGCAATTAAATAATAAACTATATTATTAGTAGTATCTTGAAAAGAAGTGGAAATAAAATTATAATCTATTAAATTCCCTTCTATAGTATCAATAATAATATCATTGGTTATCTGCAATAGAATATCTTTTGAATAATCTTTAATACTTTTATTTATATCTTTTTGATAGATTTTCAATAAACTAACAATATACTCCCTATCATATTGATTTGTTGTTTTTGAATAATTTAAATTTTTACAATACTTTTCTATATAATTTGATGGTGTTGATATATTAAATAGTATCGTTTCATTTATGCTTGCTATTTCCCAAAGTTTTCCACCCGTCGTATATGGATAAATATTTTTTAAGATGTAAGCAAAATAAACATTTGAAGTGTTCACGGGGTAATCAATTTTATTTAGTGTATATTCTTTTGGAGATAAGAAATTATAATTTTTACCTGTTTTATAAATAGTTGTCCCTTCGGCGTTATTGTTCAATTGTTGATTAGTTAATTGAAATCCTTGCCAATCTTTTATATCAATGTTTAGTGCATTATAAGCGGGAAAAGAACTAACTAAATATTTTCTTGCTATTCCTGATAAATTTAATCCTTGAATTTTAAAACTATTATAATAATTACCACCTAATCCTGTCTTCGCCCAAACTTTTATCGTTGCAAATGCTTGAGTATATCCTGTTATGTTAGTGTTAAACATTTGCGAAAATCTTATATTATCTTGCGTATTGGGGTAATAATTTCTGTAATATTTTTCAATTTCTTGTCCTAAATCATTATAAGCTACTATTGAAACATCAGGATAAACATAAGTGCTATTATATTGCGAAATAATTTTAACAATGAAATAAGTATTCGTAGTATAATAAAAAACATCAGGATAATATTTTTGATTAATAACAGTGCCACCAAAACTTACTTCAATAAATTCTTGCCCAAACTGTAAACTAAAATTTGCTTCTCCTCTTACATCTGAATAAGTAAAATCTATCTTATCAATTCGTGTGAAACTATCAACCGATGTTGAAAGGCAAGGAATTTGAAAAGTAAAAATTACAGCCATTGCTCCATTCGGATTAGTAGGCAAAGGGATTGACATTGCAGAAGCAGTAATTTCTTGAGCGTCCATTATTGTAATATCATTATTATGATAATCTTTTGCATTTTTAACAGGAGAATATTCCAATAATGTTAAATCCTTATAAGATGTTAAATTATTTCCTTTGTCGGCAGGGACTGTTTCATATACAGTTTCAGTCCATTTTTTTACTGTTTTCCAAAGCACGTGATGTATTACTTTTCTGTGTTCTACAAGTTTTGCTTCTGTTTTTGTTAGATTAACCTTTGTATAATCAACATAAATTCTTTGAGAAAAAAATTCTTTCCAAAAACCTATATCTAAAAAATCTTGTGAAAATGGTATAACAGGATTACTGCTTTCACTCATCCCTGACGGTAATTCAATATATTGTGGACTTGTCTTTGTATAAGTTGATTGCGTATCATAACCTCTTGAAGCAAAACCCCAGTTGTCTTTGTAATCTCTAAATGACACGAAATCCCTATTTGCTTCAAGAAAATTAGTCAAATTAGTTATAATATTTTCATTGTGCTGAGGGATAAAAATAACAGGCGATAAACTCCCCGTTCCTGAAATGAAATAACTCGGTTTATTCGCCATTAGCATAAGCAAATCAATAATATCATAAGGATAATAATCTGACCTTTTAGCGATAATTGGAGTATTATAATCAATTATCCTGTTGTAATTTATCATCGTATATGGAAGTAGCGTCATTGTTAATTCTCTACTTACTGTATCAATCTCCGTTAAATCAACAATAAGGTTTCCGTATAGATAATCTGTTCCATCAATATTAACCTTTCCGAATATTTCATTTCTCGTTGCAATATTATTATAAATATTGAAATCTAAATCATCAGCAATGCAATCAATTGTAAAATCATTAACTCCATTATCAATAATTGACCTTTCTGTATTATACCTAAATTCTTTCATTGAAAATTTCAACAATTCAAATGCTTCTATTTCAGTTATCTTAAAGATTGATATATCAGAACTATCAATAGATATGGAGAATTTTAAATATTTTGGTTGAATTGTTTGATTTAATTTTAATGCATAAAAACCTGTTTTACTTGCCCATCCTTGAAAAACAAAATTACCATTATAATATAACAATCTTGAACTTGTTATATATCCTGAAAAATACTTCGATGCTGAACTTGCCTGATTATTATCAATGATATTCCAATTAGTCCCATCACTTGAATAATAAATGTTGAAAGTAGATATTTCATAATATCCTGAACTACCATAAGGAGAAGGAGAACCAAATTTAGTATAATTGCTTTCTGGAACTAAATAGAACCTAATTAAATCAATATTAACCGTATCATTTAGAGTAATGACATATTCCGTATTCTTTGAAAATGTTTCAAACAAATCTCCAGCGTCAGGTTGCCAATGAACTCTCAAGCCATCACAAGTTTTTGGATAATTAGTTGCGAAATCTGAATTAAGTAATTTATTTGAACTTTTAATAATATAGAATTCTGAATTTATATTGCTCATACCTTCCCCTTTAAATAATCTGCCATTGTTCTTGCCAGCCGTTCCATATGTATCCTATCAACCTGTCTAACATCAAAGGTATGGAAGTTAAGATTAACAATTGTAGGATTGCTATTATTTATTGTTTCACTGCTTCCAGCAGGGATAATCTTCTCACCTTTATGCATAATATATGGTCCCGTTTGTGGTATTGTTCCACCTGTCTGAAATGCGCCAAAAAATCCACCTTTAAATATTGATAATGCACTTGCTCCTGGGAAAATGCTAAATATAATTGATTTTGCTAAATATTCAGCAACCATTTTCGCTAACATATCAACAAAAGCATTTAAAATGCTATCAAAAAAACCTTTCATTGCATTTTCCAAATGCTGTCCGCCTTTTACTGCCTCTGTAATAAAATTTTTAAAAGACCCTTCCATAGCCGAATATGCTTCTTCTGACATTTTCATCATCATTTGTGCTTGCTTGCCATAATTATCAACAAACCATTTACCTGCTTTTTCTAAATCTTTATCTCTTTTTTCTGTTCTCTTTTTTAACCACTCATCATATTCGCTTTGTATCATCTTTCCTTCAGCAACCATTTTTAGATGATTTTCTTTATCCTCTTCATAAGCATCTTTAATTGTTTGAACTTGTTTTTCTAATTCATTTGTAAGATTTTCTGTGTCTAATTTTCTTAATTCTTGTTTATTTTTTAAATCTTGTTCTGCAAAATTTTTGTCTATTTTATTTTTTTCGGCGTTATACCACTTATCTATCAATACCATTAAATCTTTACTATCTTTATATTTTTTTGCCTCATCAATGTATGTTTTTTTTCTATTCTCTAAATTCTCCATTTGCTGTTGATAAGTTTGATTTTCAATATGTGCTATTTCATTATTTATCTTTTCAATGAAATGTAACCTTTTATCCTCTTCTGTTTCTATTTCTTTCTCGCCTTGAGCTATCTTTTTTAAAATAGCCTGCATAAATTTATCAATTTCTTGCTTCGTTAATTCAGTTGTATTCTTTGTCTTGCTAAATAACCTATCTGCCATTTGTGAAAATTCTGTATCTGTTTTATCCGAAACATCTTTAACGTCTTTCCAAGTATCCTTTAAAGCCTTCCCTGCTCCTTTTAGATCCCTTTCTATTAGCAATTGAATAGATGCCGCTATTCCACCAAGTCCCTTACCTACTACCTCAAATAATCCTGTAACTCCCAATTTAATGTATTCAATTAACCCAATTAAACCTTTCAACGGAGTTGTTAACAAAGTTAACAATGGTAAAAGTGTTTTCCCCGTCTCTATTTCTATTCTTTTTTGTTCCTCTTCCAAAACTACCGTTTCTTTAGTTAAATCTGTTATTGCTGTTCTTTGATTTTGGAAACTTTTAAAAAGATTTGTCATCATCTCGTTCAAATCTTTGCCTTGAGTTCCTAATTTGCCAAATTCCTTTCCTAATATAAGAGTTGCGCTTCTTTGTGTAGATAATGTCGTATTCAATATATTAGCAACTTCATCTAATGATTTGCCTGTCCCTGTAGCTACATCCATTGAACCAATTAAAAGTTTGAATGCAGCATTTACATCTTTTGTTCGCATTAAAAAAGTATCATAAATTTTTAAAAGTTCCTCTTTTGTAAATTTAGTCCCTTTAGATAATCTTTCTATTGTCTCATTTATTTTTGGATTTAATTCTTTATAATCAAGTCCTATTGCTTTCAATGTAGTATCTAATTGTCTATTTTGAATAATTTGATCTTCTACCGCTTTTATACTATTTTTAATGAAATTATACGCTGTATAAACCGCCGTCCCTATTGAAAGCCATCGTGCCGCTAATCCTGATAGAACTTCCTGCAATCTTGAAGATGTTTTTGCTTGCTCTTTTGTTATATCATCTAATTTCCTGGTTTGATATCCCATTTGTTGTAATGATGATGTTATCTTTGCCAAATCTACTTGTGCATTTTCTTTATCTACTTTTACACTCAATTTCAATTCATAAACTTCTTTATCCGCCATATATCCTCTAAATTAAAAAAGCCCGCTTACTAATAGACCTAAATCTAATAGCAAGTCGGGCTATCCGACACTACTTGCTAAAATTTACCAAACAGGTTTCCAAGAGTTGGCACTCACTACCGTTTCAGTTGATACATATAAAGTGTTGTCGCTATTCTGATAAGCCATACATCCTTTATTATAACCTGAAGTAGGTAATGTATCAAATGCACCTGCTAAACATAAATGAACAGATGAAGTAGTTGCAGTTGAAACATTAACAATACCTGATACTACTTGTAATTTTGCATTTGGACTTGTATTCCCGATGCCGACGTTGCCGTTTACAACAACAAAAGTGGAAGTGCCAACGGAAAAAGCGTTCCCTGTTATTGTCATCGTCGCATTATTTATCGTTAATTGTCCTGTCATTGTGTCCCCTGTTTTTAAAACATAGGGACTTGTCGCAGTGTTAGTATCCAATCTAACATTTAATGCCGAAGCGTTGGGATTATAAACAAGATTTAAAACCTGCGTTTCATTTAAAGTTCCCTTTATTGCTGTTGATGAAACTAAAACTTTATTCAATATTTGACTTGATGTGTAATATTGAGCGTGAGCGAAACAAGGCATTAAAAGAAATAAAAGAATATATTTTAACATAATATTCTCCTTAATAACCTGTAACCGTATTTATCAATTTTGCTTCTATCGTTTCTGTAGCAGTCAAGTTATAATAAGCGTTGAAAGAGACATTTGCTCCAAGCATACCATCAACATTTGTAAATGGATAAGCGGTATAATGTATCTCTGGAATTATAAATTCTAAAGTATGCTTATATCCTGTCTCAATTTCTGCTCCTTCTGATATTATATCTAAACTTGCAGAAGTATTTGATAAGAACTTGTTTCTCTGGATCTCATCTTCAAATAATCCAGTAAAACTACCGGTAACCAATAATTTAGCGTGAGAAACAATATCATAAATATCCTGTGAATTATTCAATAAATGTAGTCCAGCAGACCCATTGTCAATTGTTAAACTCCAGTTTTTAATTGTCATAACTTGATTTCCATCTATTTTAAAAGTATTTTGATAAAACATAAATGGAGTAGGGTCAACCCAAGTTGGAGTAGCAGGACTTGCGTAATCTTGTTCCGTCTTATAAAGAACCGTAGCATTTGCCTTAAGTTTATTATCTGCATCCTGCGAGAAAGCAACTGACTTAATTACTGACAATGGATATTGCTTCGCATTTATGCCTCTATGAATGCTAATCGTATATGATGGCATTGTTATTCCTGTTGCCCTTTTAAAACTATGCTGATAAGCAGTAGTCCCTGGATGCGTAGTAGTAACCGAACCTAAAAGCGAATTTAAAAGTTCTCCAAGATTATCACTTGTTACCTCTATTCCTGAAATTGTTCCTGTCCCTTCTTTTCTACCTGCTTTAGGTGGAAATTTTTCAAATATTCCTCTAACAGTTTCATCTTCAATTAAATTGAGTTTATACTCCAATTCAGCATCAGGAGCAACAGGTATAAACCTCGTAGGATCAACCGCTGTTCCTCTTGTCGTCTCTTTGCCTATTCCAACCCATTTTTGTTCAATCGCATAAAGTGCCATAATACCTCCTATCTATTAGTATCCTGTATTGGCTGTGTTTCTATTCTCATCGTTATATCAGCCAACCTATACGGATAAATTTCAAAAATAAAACTTGTTTCTGGAAAAGTAAATTTTAAACAACTCCCATTTAAATCTCTATTCGCATTTAAAACATTTTTAACATCCGCTACCATATCCATAATCCCTTTATCTCCTTGAATATTCGCTGTTATCTGGTCATCTTTATTGATAACTTCCAATATACACTCAATTAAAACCTCAAAAGTTATCTTTTTAAAATTAGGAATTGTTATATTCTCCTCAATTTCTTTAATCGGCTCAACTACTATTGTTGGCAGAAACACTTCTGGTAAATCATCCTTAAATCTAAATCCTTGATAAATATTCTTCACATATTCTAAAGGTTGACCTGTCTGTTTAGCATTATTCAATATTGTTATTATGTTATTCCAAATATTCTCGCTAATCATAATTCTGTCCTGTCATAAAATCATTAAATAACTTTTTAATCTGTTCTTTATAACTTTCTCTTAGGACCATAAAAGGTCTTGCTGGAACATTGCCCCAGGGGATATTTGGCACTGTTCTTGTATGTTCTCTAACTCTAATTCTCTTGCCTTTAACTCGTCTTATATGCTCTCTAATTCTTACTTTAACATCTTTAGCAATGCTCCCCCTTGGCGCTCCAAATTGATGAATAGTCGCATAAGGAGTATTCGTCGCAACAAATGCTTCATCTCCCATATAGCCAGGAAATATACTTTGCCTTAATAAACCTGTATCCTGCAATATTCTCGGAGAACCTTTTCCCTTTCCCTTTCGCCTTAAAGCAAGAGTTATGGGTCTCAATTCTTTCCATTTTCCTTTATCTGTCCCCTGTTCTTGAAAATTCTGCATAACCGATTTTTGAAGTAATATGCTAATTTTTTTTAACATTGGAGAAGGAACTTTTAACCTTTCTTGAACAGAATTGATTTTAGAGAACAACTCTTTAAATCCATCAATGTTTATGTTTAATCTCATTGATTACCAATAACATCCTCATCTGAATATGTTATCTCTTTTATTTTCCAACTCTTGCTATCTGTCAAATTAAATATTCTCTTAACATCGCCAGTATTGATAATCGGGACAATTGTTATTGAAACATTATTTGGCTTTAAGACAACTCCGTTGCTATCAATTAAAAGCATTTGCATTGCTTTTATTTTTTCAAGTAATTCATAGAACTCATCTTTCCATTTAACGAAGCCCGCTTCATCTGTCTTGCTCGGCTGTGTCCTTGCATATATATCCCTATATATCGCATATCTGGAATAGAGAATATTTAATCTTTTGATAAGAGGGGCGGAACTCAAATCCGTTTGGCTATATCCAATCGGAATTAAATTCGTATCAATTATTTCCGCCCCCTCATCAATTCTTGCCTGCACATCAGTGTCAACCCAGCCCGCAGATGTTATGATAACATCTACAGTCTTATCTTTGACATCTAATATAGTGCAGTAAGACATAATTACGCTATCACGGAAGTTAAGAGATAACCAGCATAATTGCTTATGATATATGGGTCAAACATATCCTTAACTATAACCTTTATACCTTCAGGGTCCATAAAGGTCTCAGTGAGAACCTTTCTATAGTTCTGTTTTCTGAAAGTATATCCCAAAGACATAGAATATAGCGAAGGTGACTTCTCAACATAAGCAACTATAGCAACATTATTCCATACCCAAGAAGTTGACCTTGTTAATCCTTCTTTTTCGGTATCATTAACCGCTTCGGCAACTATGAAGTTCTCTACTTCAAATGCTCTCGCCATATCTTCATTGCGAGGAATACCGAACTGCGTATATTTGATAACATCTTTAAGCACAGGATGATTTCTCAAAGTATTAAAAACATCTCTGGAAACCAACATCGTGTTCGGTAATCTTCCACAATCTTTCTGAATAACAACTTTTATGTCATCAACTTTCTTTATCGGGTTAGAGTTTGTATAATCACTCCACGGTGAACCCTCACTAAGTGCCTCATAATGTCCACTTGCATAAGATGAAGTATCAGTTAGTTTGTTTGCAACTTCTATTTCATAATCAAGCATTATTGCATTTGTTAACTTCCTAACTGCGTCTTTCTGCGGGTCAAGTGGAGTATCCGCATTATCAATTATTCTCTGCGGAACAAAAGTATGTAAACCTCTTTCCGTTAAAGAATAAGGATTTGCCTTATCTATTGTATATTCAAACTCTCTTGTCTCACCCTTTGGCGTCAATATCGTCTGATACTGCTTTAAATCCTGTCTTCCATAAATGAAATATTTGTCGCTTTCTTTCTTGACTGAAACAACAGGCATAATCTGTTCGGCGACAAAAGACGGATTGGTATATTCAACTGAAAGCATTGTTAATGCTTGGTCAATGTGAACATCTTGAACTGTTGGTCTCATAATTCACCTCCTAAAAATTAAAGTATTCTAATAAGCATTTCAATATATGAACCAGTAGAACCACCCTCAAGAGCAATACCAACCTTTTGAGGGTTATCTTTTGCATCATATTTAACAACTGTTCCATCCTTATCAATAGCAAGAACATCTCCCGCATTTACCGTTAGTTCTGTTCCGCCAACAAGAACTTTTACCGTTCCTGAAAGTGCAACTCCAACTGCTTTACCTGCTCCTGCTGGCTCTACAAGAACACCAACTGGGACATCACTAATTGCAGAAACGACATCTACTGTCTGGTCCGCAGTTAGTTTTACAACTTTATATATGCTATTACTCAGGTCTGAACCTGCTTTGAAACTCAAAGTTTGAACAATCGCTTGCTGAGACATAATTTACCTCCTATTTATTCATCATTTTCTTTTCTGCTTTCTTTAATGCCTCATCAAAACTTATTTTCTCGGTTTCCTTTATGTGCTCGGCTAATATAGCCAATTCAACATTAGAGGCTTTATATCCCTGCGCTTCTATTGAAGCGATAACTTTGGATTTTTCCTCCTCTAATTTACTATCATTTTCTTTTGCAAGTTCCTTGAAAATAACAGGTTTTGATTTAGCAAATTCATCTATGAACTTAAAAAACATTTCTAATACTGAATATTCTTTCTCGCCAAATTTAATGAGCTCGTCCTTTTCGGAGAACTTCTCAACAAATTTGTCAATATATTCATCAAACTTTGGTAGCAATATCCCTCTGTTTTTCTCTTTAAGTTCATTGACCATATTTTTAATCTTTTCTTTTTCCATCTGCTTTACTTTATCCTCTAATTCTCTTAATTTTATTGCTTCTGGATTTTCGCTCATTTTATTACCTTCACTCTGCCTTGTCGCTTCCGCTTTCTGCTTTGCTTCGGGCGACATATGATGAGCATATATCCAACCGCATAACTGCTCTGGTGTATCTGTTACATCACTAACCGCGGAAACACACTCATCCCACCAACCTTTTGGCGGTCTCTGGTCATTTTCAAGTTTAAAATCTTTTATCGCCTGTTCATTATCTTTTGCTATCTTTTTAATTTTCTCTTTGTCTTTAAAATCTAAATCTGGAACATTTTCGTCTGGCTTTTTCTCATCTTTTTGCTCATCATCTTTTGCTTTTTTCTCTTTCTCTTCTGTTATTTCTATCGGGATGCATTTATTCTGATCTTCATCCCATTTATAACCTTTCGGGCATATATGCCCTTGTATCTGGACTCCTGCTTTTTCAGAAAGGCATTCTCCTTTTGCTTCATCCCATTTATAACCTTCAGGACATTCAATTGTCATTTCTTTTTTTTCATCTTTATCGCCTTCCTGCAATTTCATTATCCTTATCTTTGTTAAATATTCCGCAAGTTTGGAAGTATCCAACTCTTTGATTTTATCCTCTTCCATAAACTTCTTTATTGTTTCAACACAACAAGGAACCATCTTTTTTACATCATCTAATGTCCATTTTTGCATAACTCCTCCTAATTCTTTTTCACTAAAATTAAGGACTTGATATTCGCCTTCTCTATTGTAGATTTTCTCAATATCACCAAGTCCTTTTATCGCCGGCAAATCTGCACCAAGCAGTGCAACTGCTCTTAATGTTTTTCCTACATCTTCATTTGTTTCAGGATGTTTGAAATTAGTATAGACCTCTGCACTTATTTTTGAATACGCTCTATTTTTTATGAGATTATAAATTTTTTCAGGAATATTAACAAAATCTGCGAATAAAGTATCTCCTAATCTATATGCCTTTGAAATATATCCAATCGCTGGATAGCCATCTTCTTGTGCTAACTTTTGATCTTCACTATGTCCAAGTTTCAAAGGTGGCTCAACTAAATCTGTCTTTAATAAAGCATTTGTATTTTTCGCAATCTCATCTAAATCATCAAGAGTAAATTCAACATTATTACCATACATATCAGTCCATTTGCCAACTTTTAAAATCGGGACCGCGTCTATTGAAAATAAATTTTCTTTTTTTCCTTTCTTCACTTTTACCTGCCCTGGAATATGGACTTCATCAACTGTTGGATGTTGACCGCCCCATATTCCACCTGCGATATATCTCTGGCAATGCTCATAAGTCCAACCTTTCTTATCCATACAATCTTTAATTAACTTTTCTAACTCTTTCTTTTCTGGCATATTTTTCGCCTTCACTTTTTATTTTAGCACGATTTGCCGACCCCTTGTCAATACCCTTTAACAAGTTATCACTACCTAAATTATCCCAGCCGATATAAAGTGAAATAACATTTTTTACGAAGACAAATTCAAATGGTTCTAAATCAAATGTTATAAATTTAACCTTCTCATTTAATTCTGAAATATTTTCAATATGCCAAAAAGTTTGATGCTCACATAAAATTTTAACATCATTATTTGGTTTTACTATTTTATATTTTTCATCTAAAAAATTATTCTTATTGCAAAAAATAAAATTATAATTAGTATTTTCAAAAATTTTCTTTTCTGTGATAATGCTTTTAAGATTTTTAATTTCACCAAAATCAGATATTCGCCTTCTCAAATCATAAATCATAACTTTATCTGATTTGGTTAAATTTCCAACTCTCTGCCAACCGTTGAAAGTCCATATCTCATAATCTTGATATATCATTTTTTACCTCCTCATTTTTCAAAACCTGGATCGGGCGACCAATTCGCTGGCAACTCATCTTCTTTCCATTGCTCGCCTTGAACAACAGGAATAAGCGTGCATCGGCAATTATATCCATTCGGCGGAGTTATTTTATCAACCACGGGATTACTCGCAGAAAAAACTCGCCCATCCAATATAGCGTGATTTGGTCTAACTCTATCATCCATAATTGCTGAATATTGATATGCTTCAACAAAGCCGTCTAATTCAGGGTCTTCATAATACATCCTTAAACCATAATTAAATGCTTCATTAACATTTGTTCTAACTATTGTCTCTAACCTTGATGATGAATATCGCTCCTCATCATCTATCTCACCCTGCTTAATGTAATAATCAAATTTATCATTTGCTTGCTTTATAAAATCTTTTATTGTCCCACCTGATTTGATTACATTAAACAAAATCGGCTTTATTATCTTAAAAATATTATCCCTTTCAACCTGCGTCATAAAATATGATTTCTGCTTGAAAAAATCCATAACTTCTTTTGGCGTCATTTTCCTAAAATCAATACTCTGAAACTTTAAAGATTTCTTTTTCTGACTTAATATCTGTTTTCCAACTCTATGAGATTGCTCATAAACCCTAACCAACATATCATAAAACTTTGTTTTCATATCACCTAAATATTTCAAATTCAAATCATCAATCGCCTTCATATTCTTTTCATCAATAATCTTTTTCTTTTCTATTTGCTTATAAAGGTCTTGCAAGCTCTCTTCAATAACTTTCGCTAAATCTATTGTTAATATCCCTGTTTGGTTTTCTATTATATCTCGCATATCAATAAAATTAACCTTCTCTTCATACTTTGTGAATGTTCGTCTTTTAACCCCTGTAAATATTTTATTCTTTTCAGCAAAGCCAATTAAATTAACATCTGCTCCATCTTGTTCTATTGTATTTCCTTGATTTTGATTTTCGTTAATTTCCCTTTCTGGCAATTTTAGCCAAGCCCTGATTTTATTTTCGTCCTCTGGTATCGGCTTTAATACCCCGTTCTGAACTCCAGCATAATATTTGTCTATAATCTGAACAATATCATCTTGGACTAATGGCTTGAATGCGAATTTTGGATAATAATCAACATTAGCAAAATTGTAATCAATCAATCTTTTAATTAACTGATTATTTATAACTTTTTCAGCGACATCTTTCCCTAATTGCTCAACATAGAATAAAAGAATATCAAAATGGACTTTACCAAGTGCATAACTTGAACTCCCGCTCCCAGCATTACCTGTTAATGTCTGCCCTAATATCGTCCTTCTTATTTGCTCATTTATTGCTTCTATCGCTTTATCAAAAGGACTTCCGCCGGTATTATCATTTTTCATTATTTCTAATTCAACATTATCAGGAATAATTATGTTTGTTTCCATTCTAAACTGATTTAAAACATTTTTAATTCGGTTCATCGCCTCATTATTCTGAAAATAATTGAACGGAACTTTCGCTTTTGTTAATGGCATCCCGTATTTTTCGAGATAAACGCCCCAGGCTTTAATTAACGTCTGTTTAATCATCCACAATTCATATAAACTTCTTAAAACTGATTTGCCCCATACATTTTCAAATTCTTTATTAAATGAATAAATCAAAAACTTTTCCACAGGATATTTTTTGCCATAATCATAAGGACTAATGTTTATTATTCCATCTGGTCTAATATTTCCAAAATCATCTGCTTGAACATTGAATTTATCTGGATTTTTCTGCTTTATATTACCAATAATGATTTTCCCTTTGTATCTTCCTTTATCCTCAACTCGCCAAACTAATTCGTTTATGCTAACTCCATATTCTAATGCTCCCATTATTTCCCTTAAATCGTCATCAAAAGAACATTCAAGATTTGAAAGGTTATAATCAACAAAATCTCTTAATTCAATATCTTTTGGGTTATCACTTGCTGGCTGTATCTCCCATCCTGTGGATAATCTAATTGTTTTTAATGTATTTATGCAAGAATAAATCTCCGCATCCGTCATCATTTTGCGATATAGTTTTAATTGCTTTGCCTGAATAAGTTCATCTTCAAACCAAGGGGTTAAACCATATCGTCTATATATCGCCTCATCATCTGTAGCAACTTCTATATCAACATACGGCTTTGTCGGTTTTTGCTTATTGAAAAATGCTATTATCTTATCAAAAATCATAGTGAACTCCTGAAAGGCAAGTTATATTCTTTTTCCCCTTGCTCAATATCTTCCTTTATTGACATTAAACCTGTCATATTCTTTTGAAGTTCAAATCCACTAACATAATCTAACCGCTCATTGACTTGGCTTATAACCTCATCAATGCTATCACCAAATCCAACAATAGAACAAACACTTAAAAAACCGGGAATTGCGAAAAATCTATCATCTTTTTTCATAACTCTTCTAAATTTGACATATGGAAGTATATCTTTATCTTTGATTATTATCTCCATCCAATTATCATTAGCCCAATCGCTATCAAGTGCCACACCACCACCATATTTATATTTTGGTTCTAAATCTATTAGCTTGCCATTAACACCCGCCTCATAGATAAACTCTTGTAAATTATCATAAATTTCCAACTGAACTGCTGTCGGAACAGGCATAGGACTGCGCACAGTTGGGTCTATTAAATATCCCTCACCTTCTTTCGTTACTATAACCTCTGTTGAGAAAAAAGACCTTATTTTGTTTTCTTTGAAGAAATTTGAAAGTTTATCATTAACATTTCTTACTGCCTCTGGGATATCTTCATATCTCTGAACACTCGCTATATATCCGCTTCCCTTTTTCTCATAAGCAAATAAACCATAATTCGGATATTGCCCATCAACAACAAAACCGTCATAACCCGGTTCAAGCCCATCAATCTTTTTTTCAACAAGGAAATCAATTCTATCTTTTGCCTGCCCTAATTTTTCTGACATATAATCAAGAAAAACTTCCGATGTCTCATAATCTTTTGAATAAAATGTTTCAATAAGTCCTCTAAAAGAATTTAATTTAACATAAACATCTGGATTATTTTTTAGATATTCTTTTAGATTATCAACCCCTGTTATTTTTATTGATTGTTGAACAGGAAGTCCGACTTGTGCTTGTAATTGCCTTCCAAACACTCTGTCATTTTCTAACCATTCACCAAACCCTGGAGCAAAGACATTATATCCTTTTGATTTCAAATATTCAAATATGTCTTGTGAATATGTGTCAAATGTAGCGATGATATCCACATCATCAACATAATCCCAAAAAGAATTAACTTGGAAAACTCCTTCATCTTCAAAACCCATTCCGATTAAAGATTTATTTAATGTCGGGAATGCGTCCTGCCAGGGGACATAATATAAAACTTTCTTAAATTTCTCCACTAATTTCCTTGCAACTTCTAAACATAAGCCGTAATCATAAATAAGAATAGTTCTATCGTTTAGATATGACTTCGTTTTCACATAAAAAATTTTAGCATAAAGAATATACCCCTTGTCAATAGTTCTGATAAAATTCTAAAAATGCTTCAAGTCCCTTTTTGTCTGTTTTCCCTTCTTGATGATAATGAGTATATAAAGCATATCGCTCTGCGTCCATTAAATGGTCGTTAAATTTCACTGGTTTGTCAAGAACATTGCCTTTCTTATCAATTTGCCATTTGTAAAATTTTCGCTCTTTATTAAGATTAACATTTTCATTACAAGAAAAGATTTCCAAGCGTTTAACAAAATCAATTCCATCCTTAACTGACTTATTCGCTGGTTTAATGTTAAACCCGGCTCTATATATCTCCTCTATTCTATTTGTGTCTTCTGCATCCGCATAAATAGGAAATTGCCTATAACTTATAGGTATTTTCTGCTTCATTAATTCAATTAAATCTGCATTAGTTAAATGCGTCTGATATATTATTTCTCTTTCATAGAATACTTTATCTTTAATTCTTATCTCTGTTAATGCGGAAGGGCTATTATATCCAAAATCCAAATATGACCTCATCGCATTGATTATAATCGGGATAACTTTCAAATGGTATTATTTCATATATCTGATAAATTAGATTAGTTATTTCTGCAAACTCTCCAAGTCCGTATATCTTCCAATATACAGGGTCTAAATCTTGCAATTGCTCTATCATATTGATGTATTCTTGCGAAAGAAAAGGATTGTCCTTGTAAGTGCTCTTGATAACTTCAATTTCATTGTTACCGAGAAGTTTTTCATTTGCCCAGCAAATAATCGGGTTCATCGCCATAATCAACTTATTCGGCTGTTTATCTTGTGATGGAGCGGATAACCTTAATCTTAATGTGATATAATCCTCGTAATCAAACTCATTTAGTTCTTCCATAAAGATGTAGTTAAATTCTGTTGATTTGATTTTATGAGGGTCATCTATTGAAGTGAAATAAATGAAACTTTGTGAGGGTAAAAATTTAATTATCCTGTCTTGCTTATTTATGTCGCATAAAGAAAAAATATTGTATTGTTCCAGCATTTCAATAAATGGCTGGTAAGTGCTAATCTTTAATGCTGGAAGTGTTTTTCGGCATATCAAAATCTTTTTATTTTTTTCATTAGTCAATTTTGAAATTAGATATTGTAAGATAGAATATGACTTTGAAGACCTTGCACCGCCGATATTAAATATTTGATTTTTCTTTGATAATGCTATTTGCTTGAAAACTCTCGTTACGGCAATGTCTTTCATTTATTTTCATTTTTTTCTTTAAGAACAAATCTGATTGGTTCAAACTTAACCTCACCTAAATGCTCCATCTTGTTTATATTCTGCCAAGTATCGCCATAGCGATTTACCAAAAAGAAAATGCAAGCGGTTATATTTCCGTTAAGCGCCGCATTGTAAAGTGCTTTGGTTATTGATGTCTTTGCTAATAATTGCCCTTCTTTTATTGCATTAGCAAGTTTATCATCTTTGGATTTCCTCTTTGATAATGTGACCTTATTTATCCCAAGAAGAATAGCTATCTCTTCCTCTTTGAGACCTAACATCGCATATTTTTTAACCATCTCATAATCTATTTGTGTTTTCTTTCCTTGTGCCATATTAGTTAACCTTTATTGCTTTCTTCCCTGTTAATTGCTCCCATCTTTTAATAATAACATCGCAATAAGTTTCATTATATTCAATCATATAACATTTTCTTTTCATTTGAGGCGTAGGCGAAAAATTATTTTTTATCC